GTAGACTTTCGTCTAAACAAAACATCCAAAGGTGGATACGCAGACTACAGCACAAGTAATTGGGCACGTAGAGATCGTCCATTGACAGATGTTGAAATGAATGCCATTAACACTAATGGTCTGTTTAACTTTTCAGACTTCCTTCCTAAAAAGCCAGATGAAGTGGCTGTTAAGGTAATTAAAGAAATGTTTGAAGCATCAGTAGATGGTGAAGCATATGATCCTGATCGTTGGAGCAACTATTTCCGTCCAAGCGGAATGGCTGCACGTACAGGTGATCCTACAAAGGCGGCTTCTCCAGAAGCAACAGCAACTAGTCAAAGTGCTCCGGCGCCTGCGGCTGCTCCAGTAGCAGAAGCAACTCCAGAGCCAGCACCAGCAACAGCACCAGCGGCTGCAGCAGGTGGCGGTGATGCAAGTGATATACTTGCAATGATCCGTAATAGACAAAACAACGGCTAGCAAACATGCTTCTATTAGCAAACTCGAGAACAGAGATTCACGGTTTACCTGTCAACGTTCCAAACGCTAATAGAAGCAAACTTTAATATAGGAGATACAATGGCTAAATCATTTGACGTAAGTAAATTTAGAAAAGACTTAACTAAGTCTATTCAAGGTATGAGTAGCGGCTTTAACGATCCAACAGATTGGGTAAGCACTGGCTCATATGCACTAAACTATCTTATTAGTGGCGACTTTAATAAAGGTGTTCCGCTAGGTAAGGTAACAGTGTTTGCAGGAGAGTCTGGCGCAGGTAAAAGTTATTTTGCGGCAGGTAATATTGTAAGACACGCACAAGAACAAGGCATTTATGTAGTTTTAATTGACTCAGAAAATGCACTTGACCAAGCATGGTTAGAAGCACTAGGTGTTGATTGTGATGAGTCGAAATTACTTAAATTAAGTATGAGTATGATCGACGATGTTGCAAAAACTATTTCAACATTTATGATAGACTACAAAGCAATGGATGAGGACGATCGTCCTAAAGTATTGTTTGTAATTGACTCACTAGGTATGCTACTAACACCAACCGATGTCGATCAGTTTAACAAGGGTGACATGAAAGGTGATATGGGTCGTAAGCCTAAAGCACTAACAGCACTTGTTAGAAATACTGTTAACATGATCGGCGCACATAACGTAGGTTTAGTTTGTACTAATCACACTTATGCATCGCAGGATATGTTTGATCCAGATGATAAAATAAGTGGCGGACAGGGCTTTATATACGCTTCTAGTATTGTTGTAGCAATGAAGAAGTTAAAGCTCAAAGAAGATGCAGATGGTAACAAGATCAGTCAAGTTATGGGTATCCGTGCTGGCTGTAAAGTAATGAAAACACGTTATGCAAAACCGTTCGAAGGCGTACAAGTTAAGATTCCATACGAAACAGGTATGAATCCTTATAGTGGCGTTGTTGAACTTTTTGAAGCAAAAGGTGTTATCGAAAAGCAAGGTAACAGATTAAAATATGTTACTATGGATGGAGAAGAGATTCTCGAATATCGTAAAAATTGGAATGGCGATTTATTAGACAAAGTTATGTCTGATCACATCACTCAAGAAGCTTCTGTGGTAAATACCTCGAAAGAGGAAGATGTAGATCTACCAGAAGAAGTATTAACTGAGGAGTAAATATGAGCCACGGATTTGATGACGAAGCAGTAATTGCAGAAGTTTGGACAGTGTTCAAAGAGTACCTTGACAAGAAAAGTGTTGATCAAGCAGCAGAAAGGTTTGTTGATTTATTAGCAGACTATGGTGTTGGTGACGATACTTTAGCTCAAGCAATGGGTACGGATTCTGAACTAGACACAGCAATTAACTACTATCTCGATATAGAAGAGTCAGACATCCTAGACGAAGAAGAAGACTGGGGTTAGTATGGGTTGGTATAGCGAAGTATCAAGAGACATTAACAAGATTCCTGACGCTGTAGCGTTTTTTGAAAAAGAATTAAACGAGGCCAAAACTGAAGTTAAGTTATATGGCAACGTTGAAAAAGCAGCATCAGAAATGCCAGGTATTGTTGAACATCGTTTTAACCAACTTCAAGAAATTGAAGCCATACTAAACTATCTTAATATTGAACTACGCAGATTGCGTAGTTCTTTTTTCAAAAAATATCTTGAAAATTATCAACGAGCTCTGTCTAGCCGTGACGTTGAAAAATACGTAGACGGTGAGGCAGACGTTGTTGACTACGAAAAAATTATTAATGAGTTTGCACTTATGCGTAACAAATGGTTAGGTTTACTTAAAGGACTTGATCAAAAACAATGGCAGATTACTAATGTTGTTAAACTACGTGTAGCAGGCATGGAAGACGCAAGCCTTTAATATTCTCTTACATAATCCTGGTTGGTAAATATACATAATACACTAGGAGATCTTAATGTTCGACGAATTCCAAAATTGGACTGTTCTAAAAGGTGACAGAACCTTAAAAAGAGCAATCCGAGCTCAAGGAACCGAAAACGTACTACAATATCAAAAAGAACAACTTGATATAGCATTAAGTTTTTGTGAAAACATGCGTCACGGAATTGACATTGGTGCAAATTATGGACTTATGTCTTACAACATGTCGCCATATTTTGAACAAGTATCTTCTTTTGAAATAGTTCCTGAACTGAACAAATGTTTCAAACAAAATATGCAAAAGTTTGATATTCGAAATGTTAATATATATAATTGCGGTTTAGGTGATAAAGAAAAAGAAGTAGCAATAGACTTTGACCCTCTAAGCACATTTAGAACACATGTTGATAAAGATACAAAAGGTTCTATTAAAATAAAAACATTAGACAGTTACAATTTTGGAAATGTGGACTTTATTAAAATGGATGTTGAAGGATACGAGCCTTTAGTTGTTAAGGGCGGAATAAAAACAATTGAAAAATTTAAACCTGTTATACTATACGAACAAAAAGGCCACGCTGAAAGATTTGGTTATAGAAAAAATATTGTTATGGAACTGCTTAGAGATCTCAAATATAGAAAACTAGCAAACGTAGGATCTAAAAATGCACTAATAGGTGTTATATAATGAAATGGAGATTGAATGGCACATTCTAATGAATATGTTGAAGAACTAAAAATACTACACAATAAAAAAACTTTTGGAGTAACTAAAGGAATACCTTTAGTAGTTAATAAGTTAATTGAAGAAAAAAATATAAAAAGTTTTCTAGACTTTGGTGCCGGTAAAGGCGGCACTAGCGAATACATTAGAAATCAATATCCTAATGTTCTTTTACATACATTTGATCCTGCAACATTTCCAAATCCTTTACCTGAAGAAGTTGAATTAACTTATAGTAGTGATGTGCTAGAGCATGTTGAAGAACATCTAATTGACGAAACATTACAAGACCTATGTAAGCGTTCTACTAGATATCAATATCATTTAATAGCATGTCATCCTGCAAAGAAAACATTAAGCGACGGACGTAATGCACATCTAATTATTGAAAAACCTAAATGGTGGAAACGTAAGATACAAGCAATATCTGATTGGAAAATTATACACGAAGACATAATGGATCATGTTGCACAACCAAAAAAAGGTCCACCTATTAATGTTGTAAAATATATTGTAATAATGGAAAAGTTATGAAGCAAGTATTTGAATACTGGATGCCGTCAACTGACGACCATTTTGAAAGACTGATTAAGAAAAGAGTTCGTCGAGGTGGCCCTCCTGAATATCAAGATGATGTAAGAGAAGCAGCTTATCAACATGTTACTGACTTTAATGTGTGTTTAGATATTGGAGCAAACGTTGGTCTTTGGGCTAAACCCTTAACTAGAAAATTTAATAAAGTTATTGCATTTGAACCTTTAGAACAAGTATATTCTTGTTTAGAAAAAAACACAGAAGGATTAAATGTTGAAATACATAAGTGTGCATTAGGTAATAAAAATTCAACTATTGATATGAAGTATGACAGTCATAATACTGGTGCTAGTCATGTTATCGAAGGAGAAGGATCTATTAATGTTCGACGTCTAGACGATATTGATTTACCAAAGTTCGGGCTAGTTAAGATTGACTGTGAGCGTTATGAACTTGAAATACTTAAAGGTGCAATAGACACTTTATTAAAATATAAGCCAATTGTAGTTTGTGAGCAACACCCAGATACAAATTATTGTGCAGGTAAATTCTTAAAAGACCACGGTGCCATTGAGCTTACCAATGTAAGAAAGGATTACGTATTTGGTTGGGAATAACACCATAATATAGTTCCTGCCATTAAGTACGCACTAAATACTAGCATGGAACGCATCGTATTAGTAACAGGCGGCTTTGATCCGCTTCACTCCGGACATATTGCTTATTTTAAAGAAGCAAAAAAATTAGGAACAAAACTAATTGTAGGAGTTAACTCAGACGAATGGTTAACTCGAAAGAAAGGCAGACCTTTTATGTCTTTCGAAGAACGCATTTCTATCATCAAAGAACTATCCATTGTTGATAAAGTAATTGGATTTAATGACAGCGACGATACTGCTTGTCATGCAATCTTCCACACGTTAAGTACACACGGTAGTGGAACTAAAGTAATCTTTGCTAACGGCGGAGATAGAACTAACGATAATATCCCAGAAATGAAAACATACGGCGACATGCCTTATGTAGATTTTGTATTTGGTGTCGGTGGCACTGACAAGCAAAATAGTAGTAGTTGGATATTAGACGAATGGAAACAACCTAAAACAGATAGGAATTGGGGGTACTATAGAGTGTTACATGAAAATGGAAAAGAAGTAAAAGTAAAAGAATTAACAGTTGATCCAGGACAAAAATTATCTATGCAACGGCATCAACACAGGAGTGAACATTGGTTTGTTAGTACAGGTACAGCAACCGTTTACACTTTAGATACATCAACTGATGTAGATTTATATGGAACATATAGAACACATGAGAGCTTACATATACCGCAAGGCATGTGGCATCAGTTAGCAAATGAAACAACAGAACCGTTAACACTAGTTGAAATACAGTATGGTACTGAATGCGTGGAGGAAGACATTGAGCGAAGATAAAATAAAAAAACAAAAACCGTTAAAAGTTTATGTAGGCTGGGACTCTAGAGAGCCCATTGCTTTTGAGGTTTGTAAGGCAAGCATACTAAAACATGCAACAGTACCAGTTAAAATTGTGCCGTTAAAAAGACATAATCTTGTAAGAGATAATATGTATTGGCGAGAAGAAGATGCACTGGCTAGTACAGAATTTACATTTACTAGATTCTTAGTTCCAGACTTAATGGGTCACAGAGGCTGGGCATTGTTTATTGACTGTGACTTTTTATTCTTGACAGACATTAAAGAATTGTTTGATCAGGTTAATGATAATTATGCTGTTATGTGTGTTCATCACGACTATACTCCTAAAGAAGGAGAAAAGATGGACGGACAAAAACAACTTAACTATCCACGTAAAAACTGGTCAAGTGCTGTATTATGGAATTGCGGTCATCCTGATAATAAAGTTGTTGACAAAGAGTTAGTTAACGATCCTACTATAGACGGCAAGTATATGCATAGATTTAGTTGGCTTACTGATGACAAAATAGGAAAGATTAGTCACGAATGGAATTGGTTAGTTGGTTGGTATAAGCCTGTACGTGACGGACAACCAAAAGCATTACATTACACTGAAGGCGGTCCTTGGTTTGATCAATATCGTAATTGTCCATTTAGTAAAGAATGGTATGAAGCACAAGCGGCTATGTACGAAGATAGAGTTAAAGAACTTACTCAAGAAGTAAAAGACTTAAAAAATAGAACAGTTGAGATAGACGAATTAACATTGCCTAAAGAAACTAAAACATTACTAAATGCCTATTTACAAAATCTTATAGACCCAACAGAAGCAATTTACAAATCAAAAGAAACAATTAAACATATAACGGAGAAAAGAATGGGAGTAAAAGTAGCGGCTATCGCACCCGGCGCAGACGACTTTGATCTTGACAAGAAAGGATTAGAATATGATCCTTATTTGCAAGATTTCATTATAGGGTGTGGCGGTAACATTAGCGAGTTCAACTTGCAAGAAGGCACTAAAAACACCTTAGTTATAAGGGGTCTAGGTGGTGGAAGTCAGAAAGCATTAAAGTATTGTATAGAAAATAAAGTGGATTATTATGCAATTGATACAGGTTATTTACAACCGGGATCACGTAAAGACTACCACAGAGTCACAAGAAATAATCTACAAAACTTAGGTCCTATTGTTGATCGAGATTTAGATCGACTTGGCAAACTTAATTGGAAATGGCGTAAGCCTAGAAAAAATAATAAGAAGATTTTAATTTGTCCGCCAAGCGAAAAGGTAATGAAGTTTTACGGAGAAAACTTAGACGAGTGGTTAAAGAATACTGTTGACACAATTAAAACTTTAACTAATGCACCAATTGAAATTAGAAAGAAACCAGACAGACGTATACGTGTTACTACAGATACAATATGGGACGCACTTGATACAGCGTCATGCCTTGTAACGTATAACAGTATTGCAGCAACAGAAGCTGTACTACATAGCATACCTGCTATTGCACTAGCACCAAATGCAGCTTCAGTACTATGTAGTAATAACTTACGTGATGTTGTAAGACCAGAAGTACCTGAAAAAGAAGATGTTATAAGGTATGCGGCACATTTATCATACTGTCAATTTACAGCACAAGAATTAAGAACAGGCACTGCCTGGAAGTTACTTAATTCATGAAAGTTGTAAGTTATTTGAAAACTGTTCCTGCTGGAAAAAGAAACCTGCAAAAACCTGAATTGTTAAGACAATTTGTTAACGGTGTTAATGCCGCTGGCGACATTGGTATTTTGCATGATCAAAATAACTTAATAGATTGTGACGTTGGTATGATTCAAGGTTGGGTCTATGACAAAACTACTACTGAGCATTTGCGTCTACGTAAAACAATTATAAAAACACAAAAACTTACTGGCAAACATTCTGCTACAGCAGATGCTAATTTATTTTTGTATCACGATAAAACAAACCCACATGGATATTTACGTTACAGTTTTAACGGCGTATTTCCTAGTACAGGAGAATATTGTGATAGCGAAATAGATCCTACACGGTGGACACAAATATCTCAAGATACAGGAATAAAATTAGAACCATATAAATTAACAGGCGGCCATATTGTATTAATGTTACAACGAAATGGCGGCTGGAGTATGGGCGGACTAAATGTAGAAACGTGGGCACTAAAGACTATTGCTAATATAAGACGTTATACAGATAGACATATTATTATACGTTCACACCCTGGTGATCGATTTGCAAAGAATTATTTAAAAACTCTACATGCTAACTTAAAAGGTCAGCCGTCGATATCAATATCAAAGATTGGTACACCTTACGAACAAGATATGCTTAATGCATGGGCAGTAGTTAATCACAATAGTAGTGCAGCTGTTGGGCCTATTATAAACGGCTATCATTGTTTCTTAACTGACCCAAGAAATAGTCAGTGTTCTGAAGTATCAAATACAGACTTTAAACATATTGAAAAGCCATTAGAATATGATAGGGAACGTTGGTTACAACGTATTAGTATGATGCATTGGAAATTTAGTGAATTAACAAACGGATCTTGTTGGCGTCATATGAGACAGTTTATCTCCTAGTCCAATAGGACTCAGTTCTATTAACCATAATATCTTTAGGTAAACTTTTTCCTGTATTTTTACGATCACCTTTCATGTGATCAATCCATTTACCAAGTATAGTATTAATTAACGGATGTCCACCACCGCCTGTTTTTGCTTCTCGAAGATACATTTCTGCACTGTAATCAAATGCATTAGGAAAGTCTGATTTAAATCTATTTAGAATATTACCAAACACAAAACTGTCATGCCATTCTTCTAATAAAAATATACCTTCTTCTGCTTGTTCATATACACGTTCAAACTCTTTTAAGAACTCGTGACACACAGGATGATTAAGATTCATTCCATAAAATCCGCACTCTGGCCATGTCTGTGATCCTTTGCCTCGACCAACATATGTGATCCATTGATTATCTGGTAAGCATTCTTTAAACTCATTGTATGACCAATTACTGTGTACAAACGTATCTGCATCCATCCACACACACCAGCCCTTAGAGCGTTCACAAGCGTCATACACAGCATATGTCTTGTTAGCAAAGCGTATAGCGTCCCACTTAAATGCTTTATGGTGATCACGCGGTCTACGTGCTTTAATATCTTCTGGAGGTATGCCGTTTGCTTTAGGTACATCTTTCCAACGCTCTTTAAAAGCATTTAGTTTAGGTAATGCTTCTTCTGCATTGAGTATCGTAATCTGTTCTGGATTAGGATTTATAGGGTTACAGTCCTCAGCATATACCAGTAACTTAATTCTACTATCAACTTTTTCTGCAAAACTATCTAAAAATCTTTGTCCGTATAATGTTAGTCCTGGTTGGTGAAAAGTTGTAACCACAGTTATGTCAGTCATTCGTTAATCCTCTTAAATACTATATAAGGTATTTAACAATGATTTTTTGTCTCTACACTGATTATGGCGCACTAAATAGCAAGCCAATTTTTGAAGCATTTGCCAAAAGTGTGACCGACGCTGGCCATACAGTCATATATAATGAGCCCTATAGAGTTATGTCGCATTATGAAAACTATGACGTTGCCGTTATATGGAGTGTTCTATGGAACGGACGAATGGCACAAAACAAGACGGTATGGGAACAGAATCGTTTATTAGATAGACCGGTTATCGTATTAGAAGTAGGCGGCATAAAAAGAGGCACAACATGGAAGGTTGGATTAAATGGCATTAACAAAGATGCTTATTTTGGCAACGCTACTCGAGGTAGTAATCGTGCTGAACGCTTTGGCTTAGAACTTAAACCTTGGCGAACTGAAGGCGAATATATTCTTATTTGTGGGCAACACGACAAGAGTCTGCAATGGGCAGGCATGCCTCCAATGAGCCAATGGGTTCAAAAGACTATTACAGAAATACAACAATATACAAATCGTCCTATAATATTTAGGCCTCATCCTAGATGTCCATTGCCCCATATAGAACACGAATTTAAAAACGTATTAAGGCAAGACCCACGTAAACTTACAGGCACATATGACGACTTTGATATGAAGTTTGACAACATATGGGCTACAGTAAGTTGGTCTAGTAATCCAGGCATACACAGTATTATAAACGGTGTACCTGCATTTGTAGGACCATCAAGTTTAGCATGGAATGTTGCTAATGCATCATTAGAAGATATTGAAAATCCACACATGGGTGCAAGACAAGAATGGCTTGAAGAGTATGCACACACTGAACATACTATAGATGAAATAGCACAAGGTATTCCGTTAAATCACTTATTAAACCAATTATCTTCTTGACTTTACAAGCATTTTGTTATAAAATATATGTATTAGTTGAGGAGAACTATGCCCATGAAAACTTGCGAAGATTGCTTAGAGTTATTAATAGGACTACATACAGGTCCTAAGTTCGATGTTGAATCGCCAGATGTTAATTTTCTAGGTAGTATTGCTAGACAAACTTTTAGAGGTATTGGTTTTACAGATCGTCAATATGAAGCCGTTAAAGAAAAATTAACAGGAACATATCGATCACAATTTGTAGAACATAATATAGATCTTAATGAGTGTATTAAAACATTAAGGGTTCCGTTAAGAAAGTTAGATCGAGCAAAATGGATCAAAGTAATTGACAACGGGCAGGATGAACCTTATATTGGTGTACGATTTGTTTTTAGTAAAAAATTAATTGCTAAAAAAGAAAATCTAAAAAACAAAGTTGTGCATCTTGGATACGATAAAATTGAAAAGGTACATTCGTTCCAACTAACTGAATCTGCTATCTATCAAATAATAGAAGAATTTAAAAATTCGCACTTTGATATTGAAGAGCAATTACTTAACCAACATAGGAAAATAACAGAAATAATGCAAAACAAGAATGACTATATTCCTGGTATATATAATTTTAATCTTAAGAACTTACATCAGAACGGTGTTAACTACGTTGTGTCAGCGTTAGGAGAACCAACGCCTAATAACTTATATAAGTTTTATGATAGAAGAGAATTACTAGGCCTATCTCACTTTGATCAAAATGACTTAGAACAAACTTTAAAATCTTTACTGCCATTAACTAAACGATTAATTCAACGAGAACAAACACACGTCTTAGTTAAGCCATCTGAATTTACTATTCATAATTTAGTAGAAACTATACTAGAATTATTTCGCTTTCCATTAGTAATTGTTCTAAATGAAAAGTATGCAAGAGACGAGCTTTACGAATTTAATAGAGCATTTAACGGAATCATACCAAGTGATAATATGTCTGTTATGTTTAGATTAGAAAATAAAGAACCTGATGCAGTAGAGTTTAATCGCTATATCAAAGAGAATAATTTAAACAATCCGGTTGACAAAAATACCAAAATAGTGTATATTAGTAATAATAAAGTTCCAAAACCGTTATTGACATCTGACTGGGTGCCGATCACAGGCATTACAACTGAATCAAGGCAACCACCTAAGATAGAAACTTATTTAGGTGCTCTTGATTTAGTAATGCATTACGACAACGATGTAGTTTGGAGAGGAAGTACAGTAGAAAAAATATGAGTTGTAGATTAATAATACAAGACGAAGTAAACATTAAACTAGAAGGTTTAGATGTAGATGTACGCCGTAAATTATCAAATGCATTGAAGTTTGAAGTACCATATGCAAGGTATATGCCGCAATATAAACTAGGTCGTTGGGACGGCAAGGTTGCATTTTTTGGTATAGGTGGTACAGGTTATGTTAATCATTTAGACACAGTAGTTTCAATATTACAAAAAGAAAATGTTGAAATAGTAGACATTGTAGATCAAAGACATCCTATTCAATTAAACTTCACCCCAGTAACAAAAGATTACTGGAAGGATCAAGGCATCCAATGGCCCGAAGGTCACCCTGCAGAAGGTGAAGACATTATTCTACGTGATTACCAAGTTGAAGCCATCAACAACTTCCTTGATAATCCGCAGAGCTTGCAACAGATTGCAACTGGTGCAGGTAAAACTATTACCACAGCAACATTAAGTCATATCAGTGAGCCTTACGGACGTAGTCTTGTAATTGTGCCAAATAAATCTCTTGTTGAACAAACGGAAGAGGATTATATAAACTGTGGACTCGACGTCGGTGTATACTTTGGTGATAGGAAACAACTTGGCAAGACTCATACTATTTGTACTTGGCAGAGCTTAAACATCTTAGATAAGAAAACTAAAGATGGTTCTGCTGTGCTGAGTCTTGCTGAATTTTTAGAAGGTGTAAGCACAATTATTATTGACGAAGTACACCAAGCAAAAGCAGAAGTATTAAAAAAATTACTTACACAAAACTTACGTAATGCTCCAATACGTTGGGGACTTACTGGAACTATTCCAAAAGAAAAGTTTGAGTTTGAAAGTATACATGCAAGTATTGGACCAGTTATTGGACATATTACTGCAAAAGAATTACAAGACAAAGGCGTACTTGCTGAATGTCATGTTAATGTAGTACAGTTAATCGATGTTGTTGAACACAGAGATTATCAATCAGAATTAAAATATCTAGTAACAGATAGTAATAGATTAGAATATATAGGCAAATTATTAAACACAGTTTCTCAGTCAGGCAATACTTTAATATTAGTAGATAGAATTAGTGCAGGACAACAGTTAGCAGAGCTTATTCCTGGTAGCACATTTGTTAGTGGCACAGTTAAGGTTAAAGACAGAAAAGAAACATACGACGAGATTAAGGAAGGTACTAACAAAGTTATTATTGCTACATATGGTGTAGCGGCTGTTGGTCTTAACATTCCTAGAATTTTCAATCTTGTACTTATTGAACCCGGCAAAAGTTTTGTTAGGGTTATACAAAGTATAGGTAGAGGCGTAAGAAAGGCAAAGGACAAGGACTTCGTACAAATATGGGATTTAACATCTACATGTAAGTATGCGAAGAGACATTTAACACAACGAAAAAAATTCTATAAGGAAGCACAATATCCTTTCACTATAGAAAAAGTAGAATGGAACTAACATATGAGAATATTAACGCTAGAAAATAAATCGTTTGAACTAAACGATATGCCAGAACAGATTGAAGATGAAATACGATTTGCTGTATTAGATAACAGTGACCCAAAAGAAACAGATTTCTTTTTTGTACCAATGATCTTTTTAGAATCATTTAGTGCGCCAGCAATGGTAATGGAAATTAATGGAAAAGAAATAATGATGCCAGTTGATTGGAGCATTGCAGTAGGTGATAGTGAAAGTGGATCTGACTTAGAAGTACTACCACTAACAAGTATTAATGATAGAGGATTTGAAGCATTCCTCTTTAATCCGTTAACAAGTTTTAAAGTTGACTTTGGCACTGTAAAGATTACTAACTTTTACTCAGATGTAAAATGGTATTTTCCAAAAGTAAAGAACGGACAGTTACTTTCAATACCTATTACAGAAGGCGACAATCCTTTGTGTGCATTTTTTATTAAAGAGATAAGCAGACAAAGTGAAGTTATAGACTTTGGTCAGTTATTATAAGGAGAAACACATGACTTTAAAAGCAGGAAAAATATGGGGTCAAACAGAACTGATTCACGCAAACGGTGTACTAGAGTTTCATCGTATTGAATATAAAGGCGGATTTAAATGTTCAGAACACGAACACAAATTTAAATGGAACGGCTTCTTTGTTGAGTCAGGCAAGATGTTAGTACGTGTTTGGCAAGACGATCAAGAAGGATTAGTTGACGAAACTATTTTAAATCCAGGAGACTTTATGCAAGTAAAGCCGGGCAAAGTACATCAGTTTGAAGGAATAGAAGATGGTGTAGCATTTGAACTATACTGGGCAGAGTTTAATCACGATGATATTGTTAGACGTACAGTAGGAAGTCCAGTTAAGTAATGTACAGTAAAAAGTACATAGAAGAGCTTCGTATAATACATGCTGACAAAACACGACTCAAAGGGTTTGGCGGCAAGATGAAAGACTTAGGTGAATTTCATACTTACATGGACAAATGGAATCCTTCTAGTGTACTCGACTATGGCTGTGGTAAAGGTACTATACTTGGTAAATTAAAAGAACAGTATCCAGACACAGGCTTTGCAGGATATGATCCTGCTGTAGTTTATTATGCAAATGGTGCAACTGAAGTAGACTGTGTATTCAGCAACGATGTATTAGAACACATTGAGCCTGAATTTATTGGGCAAGTATTACATCATATAGATACACTTGCTAACAAGTACATATGGTTGCGTATAGATACCCTACCAGCTCGTAAAAGATTATCAGACGGTCGCAACGCTCATTTAATAATTGAAGACCAAGACTGGTGGACTGAAATGATACAGCACAGCATAGACGGAATTGTCGTTTATAATAATGTTAATAAAAAAGGTAAACTAGATGTCGCAATCGAAAAATAAAATGGTGCCAGGTGCCGCACTAATATACGAACGCACCGACGGAGTTGTATATGCAAGATATAGAGACGCACCTCATAATAAATTACCACGTTGGATTATAGGTGGTGACCCAGCAGGGGTTGCTAGAGCACAAGGCGATTTATTAAGTTATGCTGAATGGCAAGAATTGTGCGAACTATCAGAAGTTTATCCAACTTTAAAAAAGTTATTAGATCAACTAGTAACAACATACTATACTGTTAAAGAAACTCAACATAACTGAGTAAGGGGTTAATATGAACAATTATATTTTTACAAGCGAAAGCGTAAGCAACGGACACCCAGATAAGGTAGCTGATCAAATTAGTGATGCACTTGTTGACGCTGGTCTAAAAGCAGGTGACGAAACTACTCGTGTTGCTGTAGAAACACTAGTAACTACTAACATGGTAACGTTAGCCGGAGAAGTAAAGAACTTTAATGTAAGCAAAGACGAAGTAAAAGAAATTGTCCGAAACAAAGTTAAAGAAATTGGTTACGAACAAGATGGCTTTCATTGGGAGAACTTAAAAATTTATAATGAAATACATAATCAAAGTTCGGACATTGCATTAGGTACAGACGACTTTGGCGCAGGCGACCAAGGACTTATGTTTGGATATGCTTG